TAAAGGTCAAGTATTATCTACAGGCTATAATGGGTTTCCCCGAGGTATAGACGATAGTCTTACTCGTTACTATGATCGGGAATTAAAATACAAAATGGTAGTTCACGCAGAAATGAATGCCATTTTTAATGCAACATACAACGGTGTTTCACTCGATGGATCAACAATGTATGTTCATGGATTACCTGTTTGTTCAGATTGTGCAAAAGGTATTATCCAAGTCGGTGTCAAGAGGATTGTTATGGATGGATCAATTCCAAATAGGTGGAAAGACTCTTGGCAATTAACACAAAAAATGTTTAACGAAGCAAATGTTAAATGGGAGTTAACCAATGTCAGCAACCCAAGAATGGATTAAAAAGCAGTATCAAAATGAGCGCGGCGTCGTAGGTGAAAATGTGGAATACACAAACATGCGATTAAGCAGAGAAGCTATGGATTTAAAAGAAAGGGTTAAGAAACTAGAAACTGACATGGCATTTTTAATAAAAGAAAAAAATGAAGAATAAAATCCTAATCATTGGACATAGTCCAGCCAAAAAGAATATACTTAAGTCTCCTACTATGAAAAGACTTCATAGGTGGATGGATGAATGTGGTATCTATTTCTATGGCTTTACTAATCTTTGTTATGAACCTAAGGCGAAGCTAAAGGAAGAAGATATCTTTTTGACTGATATGTCTGGTCACAGGATTATAGCATTGGGAGGATTCGTTTCCAAATATTTAAATAAATTGGGTGTGGAGCACTTTGCTGCTCCGCATCCATCACCATTAAATAGAAACTTAAATAATAAATCATTTGAAAATAAAATTATTAATGAATTAAAGGTTTACATTGACCCGACATTGTGATATAATTACTATTATTTGGAGAAGAATATGAAAGTCGGTATTACCGGATCAAAGGGATTTATTGGATCCTATCTAACAAAAGCTCTTTTAAATTCTGGATATACTATTTCAGAATGGGATCTTAAAGATGGAAGGGATATTAAAGATTTCTCTGTATCGGGATTAGATTATGTTGTACATCTTGCTGCATATGCAAATGTACGTCAGTCTATTAAAGATCCGCAAAAATACTGGATTAATAATGTAGAATATACCACTGAGATCCAAAAACAGTGCCATTATAATCAGGTACCTCTTTTATATGCATCTTCATCTTGTATCCACCGGTGGTGGTTATCCCCATATGGTACTACTAAAAAAGTAAATGAAGAAACAGCATTTCCAAATCAAGTAGCACTTAGATTTACTACCGTATATGGTGATGGTGCACGAGATACTATGCTTATTCCTAAATTATTGGACGGATCAGTAACGTATTTAACTAATCATATCAGAGATTTTGTACATGTCGATGATGTGATAGATGCTATATTAATATTAATGAGACAAGATATAAGATTGAAACGTGCTTATGATATTGGTACCGGTACCGGTGTATTAGTATCTGATTTAGGACCTATTGCTGGATATTCAGATTTAACTATTAAAGATGGAGATCCATGTGAAGCCCTAGATAATACAGCAGATAATTCTTCTATGAAAGATCTTGGTTGGGAGCCAAAATATGATGTAGAAAAATATGTACACGTAAAAACTTCAGGAGAGAATATATGAGTATTATGGATAAACTCAAAAAGAATAGTAAGGTCAAAGAAACTTCTATTCTTTCAGAGTCTAAATTTTTTAATGAAAAAGATATGGTTACTACAGACGTTCCTATGATTAACGTTGCCCTATCTGGTTCCGTGGATGGCGGACTTGCACCAGGACTTACAGTATTAGCTGGTCCATCCAAACACTTCAAGACCTCCTTTGGTCTAATTATGGCATCGGCGTATTTAAAAAAGTATGCTGATGCCGTACTACTTTTTTACGATTCAGAGTTTGGTTCTCCACAGTCATATTTCGAACAATTTGATATTGATACCTCTCGTGTTCTTCATACACCAATTACCAATGTAGAAGAATTAAAGTTTGATTTGATTGGTCAACTAGAAGAACTTGATCGTAAAGATAAAGTCGTTATTGTTATTGATTCTATTGGTAACCTTGCATCAAAGAAAGAAATGGAAGATGCTATCAATGAAAAATCAGTTGCAGATATGTCAAGAGCAAAAGCCCTAAAAGGTTTGTTCCGCATGACTACACCTTATTTGAATATGAAAGATATTCCTCTTATTGCAGTTAATCATACATATCAAGAGATGGGTCTATTCCCGAAAGCTATTGTATCTGGTGGAACTGGTATATACTATTCAGCAGATAATATCTGGATCCTAGGTCGTCAACAAGATAAAGTTGGTACCGAAATTAAAGGATACCATTTTGTAATTAATGTGGAGAAATCACGTTATGTTAGGGAAAAGTCGAAGATTCCTATTTCGGTGTCTTGGGAAGGTGGAGTACAAAAGTGGTCTGGCTTGCTTGACGTTGCTCTCGAAGGTAAATATGTTGCTAAGCCATCTAATGGCTGGTATTGCAGGGTTAGCCGGGAGACTGGTGAATTACTTGAGCCAAAAGTACGAGAAAAACAAACACTAGAAGAAGAATTCTGGTTACCTATTTTAGAAGAAACCGATTTTAAAGACTTTCTTAACAAAAAATATTCTATTGGTGGGATGGTGATTGAAAATGAATGCTGAATGGGGTGTTGACTATGAAATGGTCCCCATGCCTGAGCACAATCAAGCATGGGCTATTCGAATACTAAAGGGACAATTTGTAGAGACTGTAATTGAATTTAATAATATTACTTTTAATAAAGTCGAAAAAGGAGTTCTTAATTTTAGTTTTAATATTGTATCTTCTCCGGATGCAAATTTGACAACAGAAAATGTCGATTTGCAGGATAAGGCTGGTGATATACTACAATCTGTATGTGCCGAAGGAATAAAAAATGATTCACTACAGATAATAGAAATAGAGAAAGATGAATAAAAATGGCATTAACATCAGATATTGATCGTATTATTATGCTAATGGAAGAGATAGCATATGCAGAATCGCAGCTTCAACCTCATGATACAGGTCACATTAATACTGCAATCAGTTGGATGCAAAAAAGAGTAAACGAAATCAAGGACAAATCTAAAAATGAAAATTCTAGTTATGGGCCTCCCGGGCGCAGGTAAAACCTGGCTATCAGAAAGACTACAAAAATATTTAGGATCAGCATGGTATAATGCTGATAAAGTTCGCGAGATGGCGAATGATTGGGACTTCTCTCCTGAAGGTAGGGTAAGACAGGCAAATCGAATGAAGACATTCGCTGACTATGAAAAATCTCATGGTCGATATGTCATCTGCGATTTTGTCTGTCCTACTCGACAAACAAGAGACGCCTTTAATCCAGATCTAGTCATTTGGTTAAATACTATCGAAGAAGGAAGGTTTGAAGATACAAATAATATGTTTGAAAAACCTGAACTAGTTGATTGGGTAGTAGAAGGATTCTTGTCTGATAAAGAAATCGAAGAAATCGCTACAGAAATAAAGGGTTACGGTGTATAAAATGGCTGATATTATTATTAAAGAATTCGACTGGAAAAATCCAACAGTACAGATGCTTGGGCGTTGGCAACCATGGCATGATGGTCATTCAGAACTATTTAAAAGATGCCATGCTATGACTGGACAAGTAGCTATTATGATCCGTACAGTACCAGAGTCACGCGAAGCAAATTCACGTGTTCCCGGTCAAGATGATAATCCATTTGATATTAAAACTGTAAAAGAGAATATTCGTTTGGGATTAAAAAAAGAAGGGTTTACAGAAGACGAAGATTACGTTATAATGATCGTACCAAACATCGTTGACATTGGATATGGACGTGGTGTTGGGTATACATTTACAGAACACGATCTTGGAAAAGAAGTACATTCTATTTCAGCTACTAAGATTCGTGAACAGATGAGGGAAGAAGGTAAACTTGCAAAAAAACATTGAACAGACTATCCTTCGTAATCTTTTAACAGATGAAAATTATATGCGGAAAGTTCTTCCGTTTATAAAGCCAGATTACTTTGAAGGTGTCTATCGTATATTATTTAGAGAAGCCGGTAAGTTTGTTGGAAAGTATAATAAACTTCCAACTTCGGAATCGTTTATTATTGAGCTTGATCAATCTGATAAACTTACTGGTGAACAGTATTCCTTAGCGAATGATATTATTCCACATCTTTTTTCTAAAGAAGAAATTGATGAAAATTGGCTATTAGATACAACTGAAAAATGGTGTCAAGATAGGGCAATCTATAATGCTATTATGGAATCAATTACTATTATTGATGGCAAGCATGATTCTCTAACAAAAAATGCTTTACCTGATCTTTTACAAAAAGCATTAGGTGTTGGGTTTGATACTAATATTGGTCACGATTACGTTGAAAACGCAGAGCAAAGATATGAATTTTATCATACAGAAGAAGATAGGATTCCATTTGATCTCGATTATTTTAATAAGATTACAAAGGGTGGTGTACCGAATAAGACACTTAACATTGCCCTTGCAGGTACTGGCGTTGGCAAGTCTCTATTCATGTGTCATGTTGCTGCTAGTGCTTTGGTAGAAGGCAAAAATGCTTTATATATTACAATGGAAATGGCAGAAGAACGTATTGCAGAACGTATCGATGCAAATCTATTGAATATTCCTATTGATCAATTATCGAATGTTTCAAAAACGGATTTTACACAAAAGGTTGCAAATCTTGCTAAGAAGACAACAGGTAAGCTAATCGTAAAAGAATATCCTACAGGATCAGCACATTCAGGTCATTTCCGTGCACTCTTAAATGAATTAAAACTAAAGAAACAATTTGAACCAGATATTATCTTTATTGATTATTTAAATATCTGTGCTTCATCTCGAATGAAAGGAATGGGTGGTGCAATTAACTCATACTCGTACATTAAGGCAATTGCTGAAGAGCTACGTGGTCTTGCGGTCGAATTCGACGTACCGATCTTCTCTGCAACGCAAACGACTCGTTCTGGTTATTCTAACTCAGATGTTGGGCTTGAAGATACGTCCGAGTCTTTTGGATTACCCGCTACCGCTGATTTGATGTTTGCTCTTATTTCAACTGAAGAATTAGAACAAATGGGTCAAATAGCTGTAAAACAATTAAAAAATAGATATAATGATCCGACACTTCATAAGAGATTCGTTCTTGGTGTAGATCGTTCTAAGATGCGTCTTTATGATGTTGATGAAAATGAACAGAATCTAACAGATGATACACCAGTCTTTGATAGCACAGAAGCAGGACAAAGATTTAAGGATTTTAAGCTATGAAATATAAAAATTATGAATTAACTACCTATTGGGGTGATGAAGAATATCATGATAGAAAAGCAAACGTTATGCGAAATAATAAAGGATTCTATGTAGAATTATATAAAGGGGAAGAACTAATTGAAGTTCGAACCTTATATGATCATAGTGAAATCTACGCAGAAAATGCTGCAGAAAACTATGTGATAGGAATTTTAAATCCATGAGTGATCATAAGATTCTTTTTATTACAGACTTGATTGATCAAAGACTTCGCAAGGAGAAGGAAATCGAGTACTATGAAAAGGAACTTGAAGAGATTACAAAAAGGCTTTTCTTTTTAAAAAAGGAAAAAGATCTAACAGAACTAATCATAAACATTATTCAAAACGAAAAAGTAATTGACGTTCGTGAAAACCTTTATGATAGAATAGGACAAAATAATGACAGTCAAACTGATTAGTTATTCAAAGGGAGAGAAAGATGAAAGTCTCCAGGACATCAT